CCGGTCTGTTGGATAGATTGCAACACATTGTTCAAATAACCATTGACGTTACCGGCATTGGTCAAAGCAGCGTTGGCTGTCAATGTGAAGAAGTCTAGTTTAGGACCTTGGATCTGAACTGGACCTTGAGCAGCTACGTTAGCTGTTCCTGCGATAGAACCGTTTGCCACGTCCAGTGCAAATACTGGTTGTGTAGTTCCGTTTACTTTTGTAAATACTGCCATGATAAATTTCCTTTAAAGTTAGTGGGTTGTTGCCCTACTTTTATTTATACAATCGGCAAAAATCACTGGGGTTGAGGATTGTTTTTTGCTTTGTTTCTGGCGGTAAAATCAAATCTATTCACTGCTTTGCCATAGCCTGCAGGGGTCGCAAACACCCATCCTTCATTGCCGGGCACCTGTGCATCTAGTTTTCCTAACAGATCCAGTTTCAAATCATGCAACATTTCAAACAACAAGAATGCCGCAGCCAACCCCTGTTCATTGCTGGTAGGACTACTCAGGTACTGTGCAATATTGCCAACTTTTTGTGGTGTTTGTGTTTGTTCCAACCAGGCTAAGAATCCAGGCACAAGGTCACGAAAATCACCTGTGTAGGCAGCGTGTCTTGGATCCACACGTTTGTTTATGTAGTCTATGGCCAACTTGGCCAAGTCAGTGATCTTCATTGCACGTAGTTCACCAGGATTGAGCAAAGTATCTATAGCCGCTCGATTCTGCTGCAACATTGTTTTGATCTGGTTGTACATAGGACTGTTCTTAGGTACAGGTTTTGCGGTGATTGGTTCTATCAGCAACAATCCTTCCACAGGATTGAATCTGACTCCGCTGAGTGGTTGTTTGGCAGCACCTGCATCTGCATACATGGTGTGTACAGCCACACCTATGTTGCTGTTGGCAATTTGTTGTCCTAATTTGCTGTCCGCCGGAATACGATATGTCACAGTGTTGGGTCTAAATATCAGTAGTCCAGCAGACTTATAAACTGCGCCGGGTACAATTTCTTCTTCTGTTGCTGGCAACGGGTTATCGGTGTTGGCCCAGTACATCAGATCTCCTTTGACATAACCACGGAAGTTTGTAGGAGTGGCTGCTTCAAGATATGGCCAAATAGCGTTGTATGTTGGCAGTAAAGTTTTGACTCTATCTGCTTTGTTGCCTTTAGCAACAGCATTAGCATCTCGTCGAGACATATCGTCAGCAATGGCATCTGTGCTGGTAAACAATCCATCGTAACCGGCTGCTGAAAAACCCGAATCATCTGTAAGCACAAACTCACCGGTTGTAGGCTTGCGGCCAAACACCACAGCAGGTTTTCCATCCCATTTTACGGATCCTGTTTGAGAATTTTTATAAAACCCATCAGCTATGGCCAATGCTTGGTCTACTCCGGCACTGCCCTTGCGGAAAATATAATCTTCCAGGTGTTCGATGCCTTTGGCTTTTCCGCCTACAGCAGCAGGTTCTTGTTCGTAAAGTTGGTAAGATTTTTTAGTTTCAACCAAGGCTACGTATCCGCGATTCACGATACGATCACGTAATCTAGCTAGGAAATATGCGTCGCTTTCTTTCACAGATAAATCAGGTTCCTGCAAGCCTTCGCCGGCTAGATAACCACGGAAATCAGCTAGCTTGGCATCACGGTTGGGATCTTTGGCCAATGCAGCATAGATTGATTCCACATTCTTGAGATTGGCACGAGTGGCTCCAGATCCCAGCAGCACCTGGGCCACATAGTCAGGATCCAGGCCACCTTGCACCAGCTCATTTGTGGCACGAGAGAACATGCCATTGGAGCCCACTTTGAGTCCTAGTTGTTTGGCTATGCTGCTCATCAACACATTACGGTTCTTGCCTTTGTAGGCCGAGCCTGTACCGCCTGCATAAAAGAACTGTCCCCAATCCAAGTTCTCAAAGAACATAAAGTCAGTCTGTACAAATCCACGATTGGCATCACCAGCGATAGGTGTTTTAAGATGTACCTCACCTTTTTCACCTTTTTTAACCACGTATTCTCTGGGATCTAGTCCTTGGCTTTGAACAAATTGCTTTAGGATACTTTCTACTTGTTCTCTTGAAGCTTCATTGAGATCCACAGCAAGATCCAAGTCGCCCGAAGAAGGGGCCTTGCCGGTTGATCCTAACCAACGCAATGGTACGCCATCTTCTCCAAGTTCTGTACTGAAATCTATACCAGTCACTTGTTCTATCCATTGGATCGTGGCAGGTACATCTTGACGATTGATACGCTGTGTGAGAGGCTCGCCCTTGGGGCCTTTGAAAACATTGCCGCCTTCTAGTAAATATCTCATGGTGCTGTACCTGCTAGCATGGCCTGCATGTAGGCCTGGTGTTGTGGATTGGTCATGTCTAATGGTACCCAGCCTGTTCCAAAATCTATCTCCCATTCTGCTGATGTTTGATTGTACCGCACACTGGCATGTGACATGGTGTTTTGTCCCGGTTGGCCTTGTGGTTGCGGCGGCGATGGTTGTTGCGGTGCAGCTTGCCCTCCGCTGGTTGCTGCTGTTTGTGCCGCAGCTTGCCCTCCACCGGCTGCTGCTGTTTGTGCCGGATGAAACTGAACTAGAACACTGGCATCATACGCTGCCTGTGCCACTTTTTGCCATTCAGCTAATTCTTGTGTGGCAGTTTTGTCCATCCAGAAAGTATGCAATTCTCTCACACCATCTTCCAATCGGTTCATAATATTGGTAGCTTGATCGGTATAGTATGTCGTGGGCTGCCCATTGGCACCCACTGTGGCCACTGCCTGTGGCAATGTTCTAATATCCATGTTGTTCATCAATGAAGATATCATCTGGCGTAGTGTTTTTTCTAATGCTCTCATAGACTGATCGCTTAGATCTTCCGGATTGGTCACAACATCTGCTGCCATGGCCTGAGATACTTGTTTTGCCCAATCGCGTTGCATCTGTCGTGATTGTCTGGCTATCAACGGTGGTGCGTTGGCCAGTGCTTCCAGTTCTGGGGTTGATTTTTGCTGATCGGGTACATCTATACCAAATCCTTTTAAGAATCCTTTGGACCATGCACCCACTTCATTCAGCCGGCGGCGTTGGGTCAGTTCATGAATTTGCATCTGTTTTCCTTACTGATCGAGAGAATTTACCGGCATTTTTTGTGCGTATGGCATTGAGAAATTTCCTATTGAGAGCTTCGGCTGTTTCTGTATCAAATTCACTGTCTATTTGTTCCAGCAATCTGATGGCATTGACTATTATGGTGGCCGCACGATTTTCTATCACCAGCCGACGATCTCGTTCGATGTACAGACTGTCCAGTTCTTCCAGGATGCTGCGTGTTTTCTTTTGCATGTAAATCAATGGCCTTTGGATTATTTAGCGTTTTCCGGATGTGAATAAATATCTATACAAGGATACCAACCAATGACCAGCAGCATCAACCCACAAAACATCGACGCCAACTACCCTGTTGCCGGCGTGCCTAACAATACTCAAGGATTCCGTGATAACTTCACTAACATCCAAACCAACTTTACTTACGCCAAAAACGAAATTACAGATCTGGAAAACAAGGCCATCCTTAAAAGTGCATTGACCGGCACCACCTTGGACAACAACATGGCGGATCAATTGATCTACTCTGCGTTGATCCGTGACTTTTCCGGCAGTATCGTGCAAAACACAGTGACTTCGGGATCGGTCACTTTGGATTATAGTTCCGGGCATTATCAAACTGTGAGCACTAGCGGTAGTGTTAGCCTGGGATTTACCAACTTTCCCACAGCGGGAACTGTGGGCATGATGCGTGTGCAGATCAATATCACCAACACCGCATACACTGTGACCTTGCCTGCTGCTGTGACCCTGGGTGTCACTGGCATACAAGGTATCAGTTCTAATGTGATCACATTCGGAGCAATTGGTTATTATGAATTTGGATTTGTGACCAGTGATGGTGGTACTACTGTTACTGTGTTTGATTTGAATAGGCCTCTCAGTTATTATACCAACACCGTTAATGTGGCAGCTACTACTAGTAGCACCAGTACCACCACAGGTGCAGTGATTGTAGCTGGCGGTATGGGAATCGCAGGAAACTTGTACGTGGGTGGTGACATATTTGGTAATGTGACTGTGACAGATATTTCACTTGGTAATGTAACAGCATCCGGATTTGTCAGTGCTACGGGCAATGTCACCGGTGGTAATATACGCACCGCGGGATTGATTTCAGCAGCTGGCACCATAAGTGCGGGCGGGGTAGTATTGACAGGAAACATCAGTGCCAATGGTTATCAAGGTAACACATTCTCAGTGACTGGTAACGTAACCGGGGCTAACATCATTGGTATTGTTGCTGCTGGATCCAATACAATCACTACGTCAGGTAACATCAGTGGCGGCAATGTCAGTGCCACTGCCAACGTCATTGGTGGTAATATACGAACTGGTGGTCAAGTAAGTGCTACCGGTAATGCATTGTTTTTGGCTGGCACCGCAGTACCAGTTGGTGGCACAGCAGGTGCTGGCATAATGATGTCTAGCACTACCAATCTTGGTATATTTTTTGGATCAGGTGCGCCAACAATAGCAGCAGCTCAAGGTAGTTTATATCTCAGGACTGATGGGTCTAGTTCTAGCACACGCCTGTACGTGAATACCACGGGTAGTACCAGCTGGACCAACGTGACCACTGCTATCTAATTATTTCTTTATACTGCCCAACAACTGCTTGAGTTTGTTGCTTTGCGGCCATTGAGTTGATTTTTAGGACTAACTTAATCACAAAAATCTAGCATAAAATTTAGCTACTTCAGGAAATGTTTTTTCAAAAGATTGATTTCTAAAATTGTCAAACTTTTTAATTTCATGTATCATGCTGTTGATGCTGTCTGGATTTTCTTGCCAAGACTGTGGTATAAGATGTCTCTGATCGGTCATACTCATGGCAGACACATATTCTTGTGAGCATGCTGCTAGTGAAAAAATACCAAATGCTAGATGTTTAGTATGATCAACTTGATCACCTTCTCTATTGATTGAGAAATTATTTTTAACCCAGTGAGATAATTCATCAGTATACCATAAATTAAATATGCTGACCGTTTCCTCAATCAGGAACATGGTGTTACTCGGGGCCGACTCTCGAATTTCAAGAATGTTATCAACTGTCTGATTCCAGCTCGCAGGCCACCGTAAATATTCAAATCTCTCACCTATACCATCTAAACTTATCTGTAATCTGACCAGGCGGAATCGGTTAATGAGTTCGTGTTGGCGTGGGTGAATGGGTTGTGTGCCATTGGTCTGAAAACACAAAGTTAACTGTTGTTTGGCATTGGGTACATTATCTGCTAACCAATCGGCTATGCTCCAATATGATTGTCCTAACATGGTTTCTCCACCACAAAATACTACCATTCGTAGATTAGATAGATCCAATTTCTTTAATGCTGGGACCACATCATCGTACGGCGTTTTTACCAACTGGTCCCATGAGTTGTGAATTTTTAGATGTTTCTGCCAGAAAGTGCTACTGTTTGGCCCACATGTTCTGCAAGCAAGATTACAACTGATATCCCCGTTGATATCTATCCTAGTTGGTCCCGATAAATTATACCCAGATATCTCAAGTCCTTGTTTCATCCCCGATCGATAGCTGATTTGCCCACTGGATTCTAGACTCTGACAATTTTCACAACCCTGAGCCCAGACATTTTGTTTGTTTTGTTCTCTGAGCATACTAAAATTACTATCTTTCCAATAGTCAGTATTGATATCTACTAAAAATCCATCATTTCGTAAACAGCAATGTTTTACGGATAAATTTCCACGATCAAAATATATGACTAGCCCGCCATGTATTATTGGGCAATATAAATCGCTCATGCCGTTTTGATCTTTCCCAACATCTCCTTGAGCTTGCTGCTTTGTACATCGGCGCTGACCTTGGGTGTGGGATCCAATGGATCTATACCCGGCTTGGGCTGCGCACGTTCCCATCCGTTGTTTGATGTCACAGGCTCGGCAGGTGTGACACTTGCACGGGCTTTGATAGTTTCCATAAAACTGGGCTTGGAAGCACGTGACCCGGTATCCCCATCTTCGCCACCTTCATCGGTGATACGCATGGTCTCAATGTTGTATTCCAAATCAATCTTTTGACCCACACCCGTGGAACTACGCGATTTCATACATTGGATCTGATACTTGCCACGTTCTTTCATTGATCTGCTGGTAAAGATACCAAACACATTGTCTGCTGTGTTGATCTTTGAAATGCCACCTGCGATATGACTGTGATCAAATTCTACTTCTTCCACTGCACTACGATTCAACTGCGAGGCAGTGACCATCAATATCTGTAGTTCTTTGGCCAAGTTGCGCAGTTCTTCACTCACATACTTGTCTTTGATAAACTGATCATTGGGATTGACTTTCACACTGATTGGCATCAGCAAGTCCAGGTAATCAATCATCACAAAATCCACACGTTTGCTGGTTTGTATCTGATATTCTTTCAAGTATGATCTAATGTCATTGATGTTGCTCTGTGCCGGCAACCCTTTCACTTGATAGTTGCCGGACTTCTTGCCCATCATCCTGACCTTGAGCTCAGTGGTATTGATATCTCTGCGTATGTCTTTGGTGCTCATGTTTGTGAGCATGGCATCTGTACGCAAACTGGTCAAATCCTCACTCAGTTCCAATGTCACATACACTCCACTTAGCCCTTGTTGCAACCAGTTCAGTGCGATATTCATCATGACCAAACTCTTACCCGATCCCGACCCACCTGCAAATATGTTTAGTTCTCCACGACTGAATCCACCATACAGCAATCGATCCATCTGTGGCCAGCCAGTGCTCACCTGCCCGCCTGAGTTAAAATAGTTGTTGATACGACTTGCTGGATCAGCAAAGTAGTCTGTGCCCATGTCTTTGGTCAGACTGATCTGTACTGCATCTTTGATCAGTTTTTCCACTGGGCCGTACTCGCCCTTTTCTAGCAAGTCTGCTGATTTCAATATAGCACGTTCTAATTCTTGTCTGCGTGTGAATGCTTCAAACTCCTCCATGAACCATTCATAGTGTCCTTCATTCAAGTCTGGCACCGCCTGTAGTTTCAGACCAGTGGTGGCTGCTATCTGCGTGATATCCGGCAGAGTTTTGTGTTTTTCGCTGTGCTCTTTGATAAACTCTGCTGCTGCTCGTAGGCTCTTATCAAAGTTCTCTGGATTGTAAATGTTCTGCACACGCACATAGCTGGCAGCATCCTCTAATATCATTTCCAGGAATAATTTTTGTACATCAATGCTGTAATCTTTTAACAAGTTGCTTCTTCCTTAATTCTATTTTGATCTTACTGCTGTTTCTGTTTTCAAATATAATTAGCAGAGTCGCCAGGCGTCCATAACGCATCACGCTGTCATTCACATCCTTAATATCCGCGGGCCATGGTGGCATGCTCACTGCCCAACCCAGTTCCACAGCACGATCTACCAGTTCCATGCCTGCGGCGTCTTGATCTGGCACCACTGTTATTTCCTTGCCTAGACTACGGATCAGTCGTGCTTGCTCATTACTTATGGTACTGTGCATCACTGCCAGACCACCGATGCATAACGCATCAAATATACCTTCTACCACGATTGCATGAGTCCAGTCGTTGTGTTGTAAGTCTGTACCAAACACATAGCCTGGTTGGCTATTGCTGATGTATTTAGGCGTACGGTCATCTAAGAATCTCTGTGTGTATCCTACTATGCGATCGTCGTGAATGAATGGTATGATCACGCTGGGTCTATGTTTCCATGATTTTTCCGGATGATCCTGTATCATCACAGGATAGTCATCAGGCACACACCTAAGCCTTAGATACTCCCTACGCAGATCTTCGCCCGCCAATAACTCACTCAATGCCGGCAGTTCTTGTTCTTCAAACTGGATGTCTGATAATGCATTGAATACTCGCTGGCGATCATCCAGGATACCATGTATGCTACGATGCCTTAGGCTTTCTAGATTCAACGCATCAATCTCTGCGTCGGGCACACCCATCCAGCCCAAGAGCCTACGGGCTTTAAAGCTCACTGAGCGGCCAAGGATAAAGCTGGCGGTGTAATTGCAGTTGAAGCAGTGATAACTCCACCCCGATTCTGTGGGCTTGAGACCTCCCCGACCACGACGATCTACTGTGGCGCTGCTGTGCTGGCAGCACACCGCATTGAAACTTACCCAACCTGATGGCGTGGATTTTCGTTTTGCCGGTAGATATTGCAGGATGTCTAGCATCCGTACAGTTTAACAGATTGTTTGAGCAATCGCAACGGTTATCGGTATTGTACGTTGCGGATCAAGCCATTTGTGAATAACACTGTGGCTGCCAATGAGCCCTGGAACTGTAATGGAACATATCCTGCGCCACCATTGGTTACCGTGACCGATCCAACACCACCATTACCACTGGCCGAAGCCACTGCTTCTGCACCAGCACCATTGCCTAAAATCTGCACATACGGTGGGGCCACATAATATTGTCCTGGATAGGTCACACTTATTCCTGTGACCACACCATCTACCACGGTGGCTGTACCACTGGCACCGTATCCGATGCTATTGTTCATGGCCAATCTCAACAGCGGATGGAATCCTACGATGTTAAAGTAGTCACTTACTGTTTCGTCTAGGTATTGCCGTGATTCAGATACATCTGTCCAAACTGCTTCGTAGTTTTCGGCAGCCTGTATCTTGACTGTGCCTGTGTAATGCACAAGATCAAACTTGATGGTGGTAAAAGCTGTCTGGTTGGTATTGATATAACTGCTGTAAAATTCAGTTTGTTGTATGCTGTTGACCGGTTGTGGTGTCAATGCCCAATCTGGAAATGCTGTGGGTGCGGCACCAACATATTGATTCTTACCATATAGATCGGGCACAGTGCATTCTGCGCTGGGAATAAAGCTAGGGAATATGCTATCCACGATGTTGCAATCAGCGCGGGCTGCACTATCTGCACCGGTATAGGCTGCCTGTACATAGTCACCGGCAGCACGTTGTATGCTGTAACTGGCTGGTTGAGACTGGATGTTGATGGTGTCTGAGCTGTTGAGAACCACCTTCACACGCCCTGTGCTTGCACTTAGGGTCTCCATGTCTTTGGCCAACAGCAACTGTCCGCCAGCTTGGTCGATAAGACGGAACACGAACGTGCTACCGGTGATATTGACGGGTTTCTGATCTTGATTGATGAACTCAAACAACAGAACGTTATCAACACCTTTGTTAATGGTTAGGGTCTTTGCATACACAGGGTCATACCTCGCAGTAAAGTATCCTCCACTGGTGTCTACTAATAGCACTCGTGTGATTTGTTGGTAAAGATAAGCGGTGGTAGAATACATATCCTATTATTTATCCGAAAAATACTGACCATAAATACCCCAATGGGTAACAATGTATTTGAAAAACTAACGGAGAAATATCCTTTTATCAGTCTATGCATGTATGCCAATTCTGAATATGTGGGTGTGATCCAAAACAAAGATGATGTGGTTACCACGATCTATGACTTTGGCGCAGTGGCAGATCAGTCTGACAAGATGATGTATCTAGAATTAGCATCAGTTTGGTGGTGGGAAAGCAACAGATCTATTCCCATCAATATCTTCTTGCGTAAAGATTGGGAACAATTCCGTTACACTCTGCGTACATTCGTCAATAAAGATCTAGAAATAATGCATGGCCCTGCTTGCAGTCTATTAGATATAGCTCGAAAGAAAAGCAAACGCAAAAGCATCATGCTGGTGCGACGGCTTGATTAAGCAGATTCATGTGCAATGCCACTAGGGCTGCATAACCTAGTGCATGGGCTTTCTTAAACACATATCCCCGACTGAGATCACCATCCCATACCGAGCCAAACACATCCGTCCAAGACTGATTTTGTAAGTGTGCTTTGCCCGGCCGTATGATAGAGATAAATGCAGCCATCCTGGGGATTGAATCAGGTCTCATACTCTGTAGTAATCCTGTGTAGTTGCCCACATGTACCAATTGCTGTGCCCACTCAGTGTCCAACCACAATCTCTCCCACGGTGGGTCAGCTGCCAGCATCTCAGCATAGTGTGCAGGATCTCGAATCAAACCATACACCCCCATGTTCAGAAAATCTATTTTGAAATAACCACGTGACTCAGCAGTTTCGTAATCTATGGCTGCACATGCCATCACAGGATCCTGTGGAATATCAGTGACATACACACCCGAATTGTGTTTTCTCGCTGTGCCTTGATGCAGTTGCCGTGCGGGTGTATGGCGTATCAGTTTCAACGCATGTTCTCTGTCAGCAAAGTCAATATCAATATCTGCGCTCATGTTACCATCCTGCTTGTTTCAACATTTCCTGTGCGTATTCGTGATCGGCTGGATATGTCTGGAATTTTTTCTGCCACACATCCGAGTCGATATAAATCCATATCATAGCTATTTGGTCTGAACTGAGTTCGCTCAAGAATTTTTGCCCCGATTCGGAACTGTATATCACCCAAGGACTCACACGCCCGGCGGTGATAGCATGGCATATCACATTGGCATTGCCGTATCTCAAACAGTCATGTGCTGGGTTACCGGTCTTCTCTGCCCAGTCCAATCCGTATTCCATTGCTCTTGCTAGTGCATCATCCACTGCTTCCAGTGTGAGATAGTTTGCGAGATACTCTGTGTAGATCTGATCGCTGCACCATTTATCAATCTTCTTCTGTTGCTTGAGTAGCCACGCCATAAATCTTTCTGGATTGATTACTCGAGTATTCACACAGTAATGTCCAAACTTCACAAAAGCACGATAATAAGATGATGTTTCAAAATCATCAAATGTTTTGTTCTTGGCCGAGCCCTGCATGGTCTCATAAAACCTCACATAGGCTTGTAACCCCAACTGCACTCCTCTATCGCCGCGTTGCAGTCTGCGACGTTTTGGCTCGCACATGTGAACTTCGATACTGCTTTCTCTCAAGAAAGTTTTATCACAATGACCACAAACAAAACTCATGTTAATAGTTTATTCTCTTGAATATAGTTAGTCAAATATTCATTCAATGTCTGATGATGTCTAATTCTTCGATGAGTCATTTCCGGTGGCACATGCGGTGATCCGTCTTGATACTGCTGAGGCGGTACTCCTTGATTGGCTTGCCATGATACTGCACGCCAATTGAATTTGTCAATAATTTCAGGTTGATCAAAAAATCTCAGTCTAGGATCATCTAATAGATCAATATATAAATTATCTGCTTGTTGAAATATCAACACCCGATGCCCTCGGCTTTTTAAATCTGAGATAGTGCTCAATATACGATACATCAGATCTTCTATACGATCTAAGATACTATATATTTCAGTTTTGAGTTTAATTTCAACAAATTGATCACGATCTTTCTGTGTCCAGTCCAATTGCCAACGGGTGCTGAATTCTTGATTTTGCGGATTCACCCACCTACCTTCAAAATCATCTATTGGCGTGCAGATAGGAATTTCTAACCTTGAGAGAAATGTCATGCCAAGTATATAAAAGGTAGGAGGTGCGGTGTAACTGTGTTTGAGAGTGGTACGCAATATACGACTATTTGCACTACCACTAATTGCAAGACTAACAGGATTGTCTAATCTTAGTTGTTCTGCCAGATCAATATGCCCGTGTCCGATTGCATATAAATGCATATAACTACAACCATTAACAACTAGATTCATTTTTTTTCGTTACCACTGGATTTGTTATAAGCATCAATTTCTTTTTGTGTAACCAGGTGCGCCATCACATCAATCTCATCATCTTTGTATGTGGGGAAAATAGTCATCAAGGCTTTGCGTTTGGCACTGAGTCCTGCTTCTTTCTTCTTGGGTGCAATCCAGTTATGTTTCATCACTCCCATGCCCGGGCTTGCAGCAGTTGCACACAGCCATTGCAGTTTGGGATGCTTGGCTATGTCAAAGAAGTTTTTGTTGAGATAGTGATTGGTGCTCTGTACATAATATTCTTGTATGTCTTGACTGCCGCCCACTGCTGAGCCCCAACGTATCATGAGATAGATACTGAATTTCTTTCGTTCCTCGGTGGTGAGTTCATCATAGAAGTCACGGTTCTTTGCGTCCAGCTGACGCATCTCATTTATGATATCTAGTTTATCCATTATTTGATCTTGGTCAGCTTATACATCATTTTAACTTGATCCAGTAGGTCTTGTAAAGCAGGATTGATTTCAGCGGCCACAACTATGTCCCGCCATTGTTCGAATAGTCGGTATTCATCGCCGGCAAGTTCATAGTAAGGCTCATATACTTTTTCTTGGATTTCTTTGTATTCTTCCATTTCGCACAATTTTTCCCATTTGGTGCGTTCCCATTCATCCGGTTCATACTCCTTGGTAAGCCACAGGTCTTTCCATTGGTCTAGATACCGGTCAGCAGCTATAGGATTGATGATCTTTTTCATGGTGATTTTTCAGTCTGAGTCAAATGATACACCATTATAGCATGATCTAGAATATCTTGTAAAGTGGGATTTGTCCGTGCAGCTCTGCGTATGTTGCCCCATAGTTTGTCTTCCATGATCCCATCGCGTCGATTTTTCATTCCTGCCCGTATGTCTGAGTCGCGACGTTCTTCGTGTATGTCGTAATCGTATCCTATTTCCACTCTTGTGTTGGGATCGGCTCCTGCTTCGCGCTGATACACCGTGTCATCCACCCGTTCATATATCAATGTGGCTCCGGGCTTGAGCTGTCCCATTACCAGGCCTTGTTGTAATCCACTATTTCGCAGTTGCGGCTGATGTCTTTGACAAAATACACACAATCGGGTTCTGCGTCGTCGTTCAAGGGCACTGCCAGCAGCTGGCCATTTTTGAGTTTGGGTGCAAACCAATTCACTTCGTGATACACATCCAAGATTTCAATGTCTGGAAAGCTGGGACGGAAACTGGTCAGCGGATTGAATTGGAATACCTTGAAGCCACGATCATTTATGCTGGTGAGTGGCAGCACTTCAAGGTCACCCACGTCGGGCTCACCGATTAGGATCTGCCAATCCATGGGCATCTTGATAGTGGCATCGCCTATCCTTAATACCAATGCAGGTGCATTAAAACTTTCCAGGAATATGAGTGGTATAAAATGATAGTCTGGATCTTTGGGATCCGAGTTATCCAAGATGGCAAATCTCATATCATCGACTTCGTCGGGCAAGTGATCTAGGTCATAAAAGCTATTGTCTAAGGTTAGTATTCGCATGTGTGTAGTATAGTTGGATATCTTGCCAATGTCAAGATATCTTCATCCATTCCAGTTTTTCGGCAGTGAATGGATAGTTGGCCTCTTTGTAGAACACCTTTCGTTTGTTTAGATGTCGTCTAGCGAACTTGCATGTTGATGTGATATCCCATATCTGCACATGATCCTTGTCTTCGGCTTTGCGGATACCACGCCCAATACTCTGGATCACACGCACGAAACTCTTGCCCGGCTCGATTAGCACAAGGTTAAAGATACGTGGTATGTTGATACCCACAGCAGCCACACCATATGTGGCCACGATGATCTTGCCATCACTCACAGCAATCTCATCATATTCTTCTTGACGTACTTTGGCTTTGGTAGCCCCGGATACAAATACTGCATGCTCTCCCAGTCGTTCTACCAGCTGGCGACCGCATTCTGTTCTATCAACTAACACTAGTGTATTGCCTGTTTCATTCACACGCTGTATAAGCGATGCCATGGTGTCTAGTCTGCCAGATTCTTCCAATAGATATTTTAGCTCTGCTTGATAGTCTGCGTACTCCACATGATCCACCAGTTGCACTATATTCACATGGCAGTTGGCTAGCACACCAGCATCCTGCAATGTGCTTGCTGACAGTCTGCTGATCACTGGACCTAGACTGACCAATAGTGCTTGGCTCTCAAACAGTTCTTTTGGCACGGTGCCGGTCAATCCCCATCGAATTGGCACTCTAGACATCACGCCTGTCAGCAGAGTTTTGAGTGCATCTGCTTTGGCCATATGCACCTCATCCACTATCACACAGACCACATCTTCAATAAACTCCTGGATGGTACAATCACCTATGCCGTTCTTGGTGTTCTTCATGAGATTGTTTAGGCTTTGCCATGTGCAGATTGTGTGCATACGGCCGTATTCTTTTCTGTCGCCAAAATACACACCCACATCCAATCCCATGTTGATGTAATCTTTTTCTGTCTGTGTCACAAGACTTTTGTTAGGCACGATAACAATACTACGACCATATCGACTCACAGCATCACTCAATGCTGCTGTCATGATGGTCTTGCCAGCACCTGTGGCCACTTCTTGTATGCATTGTGGATTGGTTAAAAAGTTGTTGATGATCTCCACTTGATAATCACGCAACAGGATGGGCTGTCCTTCTGCAGGATGGTTCTTGGGCCACAGTCGATCGCTGTAGCTTTGTTCTGTCACTTGGGCAAACTCAAACGTGGTTGAGTACTCTCTACGATCATCCAATTCAATATCGTAGTCAAATCGTTCCAACAGCGGAATAATGTCCGGCAGTAGATTGACGTATGTGCTGCCGCCCAGTTGGAAATAAGATACCTTGCCATCCCATCGTCCCAGTCTCACTGCCGGCAGATATCGTGCGTATGGAATATCGTATTTGAATGCTTTGACTAGAGCTTTGCGAGCATCAAGATCCAGACCTTCAATTTTGATATTCACTTCGTCATTGATTTGTATTGTACATTGTTTCATTGTAATTTTACTTCACGCACAAACTGTTGATCTCTTATCTGCTGAATCAGATCTATCTGATCTCCAGAATATTCCAGGTCCGCCACGGGAAAATAAAGTGGTTGTGCTTGTATATTATACACACTCGTGATTCCTTTTGCAAGAAAAAAATCACTATGTTGCTCTATATAATTTTGTATTTGCGGATATCTTTCAGTAGGATCTCGGTCATGAAATGCCACATTGAAATCGGCACTATAGTGGCCAAATGGCCGAAATGCCTCGTCGCTTATGTACATATCATTGTCGTATGCTAGATCATCAACTGTTTTTCCTATCTCGCAATAGTTGAGATAAACTGTGCCAAACTTTATCAAAGTCTCTCCGTACTCACGTTGGAGTTCTTTAGACAAACAGTGAGTCTTAGGTAATCCAAACCATGTGCATACCATCCTTGGTAAAGGCAGTCCTGCTGCATCCTCACATCTATGTACTGCAAGATTTAGTTCTGCTAATGCCACTCGTACCTGTTCGGGTGCTCTCAACCAATAGTCGGATGTTTGCTGATCCAATAACCCATGATATTTTTCAAATATATTATGTAGGTAGTTGAGACAATCTTGAGTGTATTCAAATTCACGTTCGATTATGTGTTCGTGGGTGTTTATGATGTTGATACAGTTTTGTATCATGCTTGTTGCACGAGATTTTTCTTTTGCTGGATCATCAAACCCATAAAATCTATCTGCATGATCCAATGGATACGGATATCTTTGTTGCATTCGATCAAGCCATAACTCTGATAATGCCGTTGGCCTAATACGAAACTTTAATTCTGTGCTGTGATCTTTGCCTAATGTGATGATAAGATATTCACTGGTCATAGTTCAGTATATACTTATCGCAAACAAAAGTCAAAAAAACAGGCACCTAAGTGCCTGTTATAAAGTTCGGGCGGAGCCAACCTATCCCGAACGTTTCATTGACTGTAACGCCATGACTTTAAAAAACTGCCTCTAGCACCCGGGCCAGATAATAGGCACTGATAAACAAACACACCCATCCTGACATGGTGCTGCCATCCTCAAAGCAATGCTTGGCAAACCAACCATTCAGCAGCATCCACACAATAGACACTTCCATTTTAGTCTGCTACCTTCATGCAAGTGGTCTCAGACAGGCGTTTCCAGTTACCGGGACTCAGCTTACGCAAATCAGCAATCTTCAGCGCCATACGCAGGCTCATTTCACGCAAACGAGTCTGGTTGGTTTCCATAAACTCAAAGATGCTGTCTTGAGTTTCGGGTTCAAAGTCGTAGCCTTCAAACAACACACCGTCTTTGGCAATCTGTTTGATACGCAAGATCTTGTCACGCATAGTGTCCAGCGTCAAGTCCAAGTAATGGCAACGACTTTGCAGAGCGTCCAAGTGATCACGCAGTTTCTGCGATTTCATCTTGTCGAACTTCATGTTGGTGATAAAGATCACACTGCCTTTGAAGTCAAACTGATCTGGGATGCCTTCGCGGCGCAGAGCCGAGCTCTCGCTCAACCAAGAAATCTTACGCTTCTTGCCCGAGTCCAATGCACCTTTCAGCAAGTTCAAACACACGTCGTCAAGCAGGATGCTGTCACAGTCATCAAACACCAGCACACAATTCTCGTCTGAGTATTTGTACAGAGTTTGATACAGGCCAATAGGAGTAGCCGAACCTTTCACAACTTCAGCTCGCAATCGTTTGCCTGCAAGACGATCAAACAGTGTGGCTTTTTCAATTTCTTGCTCAACGCCGTAGCTCTTGCCCACGCCAGGCGGGCCCGACACGATCATTGCGCGGATGTCGCCGCCAATGCAGGCTTTGCTCATTTCTGTAAGGATTTCAAAACGCTCGCGGATACGAGTCATTGCTTCGTCTTCAGTCTCTACTGTCTTAGCAGTAGGAGCAGATGTGTTCATTTCTACAGTGTCTCCATTTATCATCTCGTAGTCAGAGATAGCATCAACTTTGATGCGGATTGTGGCAGGGCAGTTGGGAAATGTGCCGTCATTTTGCACGGTCACATAACCACCTTTGGCACCAGTCTGGAATCCTGACACTAGTGTAAAGTTTTGGTTTTTTACAGTTTTGCCGCGATACTCGCCGCGTACGATACGAATTGCACTCATTTGGTTGGCTCCTAATGTGCTGTTGAACTTACTTACTAAGCTGTTATTATAGCAAAATACCCATTATTAGTCAACCCGTTTAGTTGCATCTTTTTCCAACTTCGATTGCGAATTTAGTTGGATTATTCCAACTCTTGTTGCAATGTTGCTGAACTGTGCTTGTTTTGTTGACATGAGCATATTATAGTGCAGAATGTAATATAAGTCAACCTCAAAAAAAAACCCTACAACATGTAGGGTTTTTGGTATCAGAGTAGTGATTAATCAGGAACCACCAATGCTACTTTTGCCGGATCTACAAAAAAGTCAAAGGTCACGGTTTCGCCGCTGGCTATTGGATATGTCCAATCACCTACTCGATCGCCGACATTCACACGCCACTCCCAAGGTTCACCATTTTTAGTGAGATTTGAAACGCCATCACTTTCCGCAGTATTGTTATTTGGATCTGAATAGTATGAATCGGACTGCCCTGTCACTACCCAGATATATGTGCTGGGGTCGTTGGCGTCGATAGGGGTGTCGGGATCGGTTGCTTGTCTCTCTTTAATGAATCCAGTGTAATTCATCCAGAAATTTGTAAAAAACAAAGTGCCGCCGGTCACAGTGATGATAACTGGTATTTGCCCGGTGGCATCTGTTGTGGTTTCAAATAGGACCAATTCGTTCAAAGCCGGAGCAGGTAATTGTCCCACATCAGGAATCACGTCTGTCACAGTGGTAGTGACCGGACCATTCAAGATTTCTGCCCCATTGTATGTTGCTTGCACATGTAGATCGCCACTGATGGCATATGCACTACCTATCAATTTGACTATTCTCTGAACCATGATTTATCCTCCATGCTGTATTTATGGCAGACCCAGTGAGATTTTATTACGGCGTTCGTCTAAAAATCTGCGATTGTTTGCGAAAATCACTGTGTTTAGATAGTTCTGATCAGCGCCATAATTGTGCAATAGCAGGATCGGATATTTGATGCGGTTTGGGCATGCCGTGGAACACCACCACCGCAGTATCCGGGGCAATCTTCACACCAGTGCCGGGTGCTCGTGGCTGGCGCCGTTGGAAATTATATCCGCCGTCCAGGCATTGCCATCTAAAACTTTGAAACAGTCGATCTTCAAAAAATCTACGTTGATTGATATTGATGGATTTGGTGATGTAATCCTGATCGCCTTGATTGTTTTTGGTCAGTTGGGCAATATCGCCTTGAGAGAACTGATCCCATATGCGAGAAAAATTACTCACATTCCACCACATGAAACTGCTGTTGAATACAGAATGATGTGGATTTTGTAAATATCTAAAATCTCGTATGCCCCAGAAATAATTTGTATCATGAGTTGTCACCCAAGATAAGTCTCGAACCACAACAGTGTCTAGGTCCAGATACAATAAATTACCTGCATGATGTTCTGGATTGAACATCTGCATTTTATACCACCAGGATTTCTTTGGTCCTGCGATGCCCGGCCATTCAGTCAGTATGTGTTTGATCATGTGTGGTGGCACAGATCTATCATGTTCGGTATATACATGGAATCTTATGCCGCCTGGCAAGGCTCTGATCAGCATGCTGTATAAATTTTCTACATAGCGCCAATCATATCCGGTGCTGTGTATCACGCAGGCACAATCAATCATAGGTCCAGGGCCGGTGCGATTCTTTTTAGCCATAGGCCCTCTTTCAACTCATCAACGGTATATTCAGTATGGCAGATTTCAATTAACCATTGACTTCTATCTATATCATATGGTTTGTCTATATCTTCTATGGCGACCGATACTGGTGCGGCAAGACTGGATTCATGCACCACGGGCCTGCACCCTGCGATAGCTGCTTGAATGCCCGGGCCAGAGTTGTAATTCACAACTGCATGATATGAGTGATCCATATCAAACCCGTCATAGGTATTGGGCACAGGTCTCGGTATTTCTAATCTTGCTCCTGCGGGCAAGTGTGGTAGATTCAGTCGAGATCTTGGATGTGGGCGAACAACAATAGGACGGTCACTCACACCCTGCAGATCCCGTATGCGATCCAACACCCAGGCCTCTTGACTAGGCAAGTCTTGCACTTGTAGGCTGCGGCTGTGTTGTGCAGCTATCATGATATCTGGTCTGTGGATATTGGATTTTGATAATTTCACACCTAACTTGGCTGGGCGATCGAGATCGAGATCTTGTGTATGACCATAGTATCCTTGTGATGTCACATGGTTTACAGATACTTTCCAAGTGTGTCCTCTGTTTAACGCACCCACTTCAATGATAATCACCGGGCGATTCAATCTACGATAATGTTCATACACCTGCCGATTGGCTCGCATACGCCCATTCCATAATACAGACCAAATGATCGCAGCATCTGTATCCCAGGAATTTTCCACAGTTTTTTGTCCGTTGGCTCGCAATGCATCCAGCACAGCACTCATCACTGGCGGACTGTTACCCGCACACTGGGCGGGAAAATAAGATAGGGTTTTTATGCTCACTAAATATCTGATGAAATACAGTATAGTTACCACTTTCAATGCCGACGGCTACAAGAAATATGGTAAGCAAATGATCCAAACTTGGCTATCTAACTGGCCAACTCAAGCCGAACTTCGAGTGTATGCTGAAAATTGTTCTGTGACCGAATCTGCACCCAATTTACAAGTTTTGGATTTAGAATTCGCTAGCCCACAATTGGTTGCATTTAAAAATCAATGGAGAGATGTTCCCAAAGCCAACGGTGATATCAGTGCTATTACAGGGCTAAATCAACGCAAAGATTTCAAGAAACAATTCAAATGGAATGCAGTACGTTTCAGCCATAAAGTATATGCCATATTCCATGCAGCAAAAGCATCCAACGCAGATTGGTTGATATGGATGGATGCTGATATGGTGTGTCATAGTCCCATATCTGAATCGGATCTAGATAGATTGATACCCGCACATACAGATCTATGCTATCTTGGACGGCAAGGTAAGTTTTCTGAATGTGGGTTATATGCCATGAAACTACGCACACCGGCTATGGATCGATTCCTTGCTGAGTTTCAACGTGTGTATGATCAAGCAGACACGGGTATATTTGAATTGGCCGAATGGCATGATAGCTTTGTGTTTGATAGTGTGCGTGTTCGCATGCCCGACCTTGTACAACACAATTGGAGCGAAGCATTGATTGATCTACGAGCGACCAAGACCACGAGTGTGGGTGAAGGCCATCCATTGATCAATACAGAATGGGGCGAATACCTGGATCATCTCAAAGGCAGTCGCAAAGATACAGGGCGTAGCGAACGTGCAGATCTCAAAATGCCACGGCGCAGCAGTTACTGGAAGAACACATGAGCTGGATCTGTCTAAGCAAAAACGGCGAGGACGAATACATAGACATGTTTGCACGTGGCGCAGGAATGGAACCTACCCCATTGGAAACATGGAACTACGCAGACAATCAGGATCCACTGGTGCTGCGTGGTATTATGAAACACAAGATAATCAAAAAGTGCTGGCAAGACAAAAGATTCTTTTGGTACATGGATTCGGGTTACTTGGGCAATCGACCCAGTATCAAAAACCCGTATGGATGGAAACATTGGCATCGTATTGTACCCAATGATTTGCAACACGATCAGATCATACCACGGCCAGCTGATAGATTACAACGATTAGAACTGTACATGAGACCGTATCATCGACACAGTCGCAATATATTGATTGTTGCTCCTGATCACAAACCTTGTGCATTTTACGGATTTGAATTGGAAGACTGGGTGAAAGATGTCACTAACGAATTACAGATGTACACCGATCGCCCAATTTGTATCCGAGAACGTCCTCCTAGTAGGATGGATCGTAAAACACAACGGGCCGAAGATTGGTTGGCCGATGTACATGCTGTGGTCACGTTTAACAGTACAGCAGCCACTGAGGCTATATTAGCTGGTGTGCCTGTGTTCACCACGGCACCATGTAATGCCGCCAACCCAATGAGCAATCACGATCTTTCCAAGATAGAAGAACCGTGGTTTCCTACAGATGATCAACGCCATGCTTGGCTGTGTCATCTTGCGTATGGACAATTTCATATAGATGAATTCAAGAGTGGTATGGCATATCGCATACTGAAACAAACACAGGAGATGATAAATGGCTGAACATTATGGATGGCACTTTCCGGATTTTGA